GAGGTCGAGAAAGAAAAGCGGTATCTTGTGAAGATGAAGGATGTGGATTCAAGAACCAACTATTTATACTATGGGTTGGGGTCAAAGTCATGGTTATTTAAGACAAAACTTATTGATGGGCTTTTTAGAAAAAGTCACACCCGCAAAGAGTTAGAAGATGCGGGCTTCGCTTGGGTTCTTGATTGTCCAGGTATTGAGATTGAGGAGGTAACGGAATGACAGTTGAACAATTCCTTCAATCATTATCATACCTTATGTGGACTTCATATTGGTCAGTAATTTTTTATAAGTTCTTTAAAAATAATAAAAATAATAAAGATTGAGGAGGTGCAAGATGATACCAAAATTCAGAGGGTTATCCATTGACGAAAACAGCAAAGGAGAATGGCAATACGGACATTTGATTGAAGATAGAGGAAGAGCATTTATTATCAACGAAGTAGTAGAAGCTAATGAACAATACATTACTATAGGTTCTTGGTGTCCTGTAAGTATAGAATCAGTAGGACGTTTCACAGGGATGTTTGATAAAAATTTACGGGAGATATACGAGAAAGATATTTTAGGTACAAAAGATGGTTTGTTAAACGGATTTATCGAATATAGAGAAGATTTAGGAATGTTTGTGAATAGCTTGATTAGATACAACAATTTTGAACGATTATGTAATGTGGCTAATTCAAGAGAAATCATCGGCAATGTCTACGAAAATCCAGAGCTTTTGGAGGTTGAAGAATGAACCCAGAACAAATTGACAACGTAAACAAACCAAGTCACTACATCGGAACCTATGGTCTTGAAGTAAATGATGTCACAAGAAATTTCATCAAAGGCAAGGCAGAGATGGAAGCGCACAGATGGTGTACAACAGTCGAGTATTTACTTCGATATAAAGAAAAGAACGGTATTGAAGATTTGAAGAAAGCTAGAAAGAACCTTGATTGGCTTATTGAGGAATTGGAGAATGGAAAATAAAGTAACATTTGCTGAACAATTCAAATTATGGAGATTGGCAAAAGGTTTTAATAAGTCTGAAGCAGCGTTCCATTTTGGAGTATCTCCTGAAGCAGTGTGTCATTGGGAGAAAGGAGTTGCACAACCTCCAGACGGAAAAATATTAACGATGTGTGAAGAAATGAAATTAAATCCACAATTATTCTTGAGAAAGAAAACCAATCCATTCGCTGAGATGTTAAAGAAAAAGCGAAACGAGTTTGGACTGACACAAGAAAAATTAGGTCGTGAAATAGGATATACCAGAGACACGATTGCAAGGTGGGAGCTAGCTAAACTTCCTTCTGGATATGCACTAGAAATTATCCGCTCATACTTTGGAATGGAGGTGGAAGTTTGGGAAAAACTATCGAGAGAGAACTCAAGAAGCTAAGATTTAAAAATGTCAAAATCCAATCCTTGCACTATGAAATCATTAACCTAAGAGCTGGTATCGTTAAAGGACAAAGTTTTGACGGTATGCCAAAGTCAGCAAGTAACGATAATAGAACTGAAGAAATGAATATCAAGGCTATTGATCGTATCGCAGAACTTTATCAAGAAATTGAACTCTTATACAAAGAGCAAGAAGAATTGATTAAAGCTATCGAAGACTTAGAAGAACCAATCGAAAACATTGTGATGCGCTTGCTTTATATCGATGGCTTATCCTGGAATCAAGTGGAAAGAAAGTTAAATTGCAGCCCAGCTACTATTCAACGAGCAAGGGATAAGTCATTAGTCAAGCTTGCTAAAATGTTTGATAGTAATGATAGTAAATGATAGTTTTAAAGTGATATTATGATATTGTCAGCAAGAGGGCTGAAAGACTCCTATATATATTTTACTAAAGGGCGCAATGCCCTTTATGGCGATGAAAGGTTATCTAAACAACTCTTTAATTTTAAAATGGTAAGCTCTTCAAATTTTTTGTATCTCGGTTCGATTCCGAGCATCGCCTTTAAGACTGCAAAAAAATAAATTTAAAAAGACAGTATACTATTGGTTCTCCGCAGGGCTTTGCAGTCGCCTTGCACTTTAAGAAGTCCTTATGAAAATCAGTCAGCTTAACGCTGGCTTTTTTTATCCCTGAAGAAGGAGCATAATGAAACCAAAGAGACTCACAATTCTAAACGGAAGGCGAACATCCGTTGACTACGATAGTCGCAACGAGGAGTACACAAACTATAATCGCAACCGATGGAAGTATGATAAGGATGTGAAACAGTTCTACAACTCAATAATCTGGAAGAGAACAAGTAAACAAGTATTACTTGAAGCTGATTATGTTTGTGCGATGTGTGGAGGTGAAGCAACCATGACTGACCATATCATCAGTGTGAAGCAAGACTGGTCGAAACGATTAGATAGAAGTAATCTTCAAGCAAGTTGTAAGAAATGTAATGATAAGAAAGCAATCAAAGAGAAGTATTCTTATTGATTGTGCAGTAAATAATTAAAGACGTTATCAAAAAGCGAACGAAAACAGAACTTGAAAGGGCGAAACGGTCGGAAATGCACTGCAAAACGTACGGAAATACCCCCTATTATTTATAACGGGGGCAGGTATCGTTCGGATTCTAGAACGCCGCCCTCTTCTGTGCGAAAAATTCCCTTTTTGAAAATTCGAGGTCGGCAGAAAGGAGGAAAATATGGGGCGAAAAATGAAGATTGTCGAAAGCAATAAGAAGCATTTAACGAAAGAAGAAAAGATTACAAGAAAAACCATACAAGAAAAGGCTTCGGATGGTTTGGATGCTTTGCAATTAACACCACCAAAACATTTTGATCCAATCGCTAAAGCTGAATATAAGCGAGTGATTGAAGATTTAAGAAAGCTACCCCTCAGAAATCTAGATAGAGCAGTATTAGAAACGTACTGCACTTGGTATGCAGTCTATAAAGAAATATCTCGTGGATTGCAGAAAGAGGGATATGTAGTTGAAACAGATAGTGGTAAGGTTTTACCTAATAAGATGTTGTATAGTCTGGAACGTGCGACGACTAACTTAACTAAAGCAGCATCACAATTAGGATTGACAGTTGACAGTCGCATGAAGTTATTTGTGCCACAAGTCGAAGAAAAGAAAGAGAGTATTTTCGATAAATTTGGTAGTTAGGAGGTGAAATAATGGAAGATATAGCTTATCAATACGCTTCAAAAGTCGTAAATGGAGAAATCATAGCTAGTAAGAAAGTTATAAAAGCTTGCAAGCGACATTTAAGAGATTTAAAGCGTATAGATGATGAAGACTTTCCGTATGTTTACTTACCTGACAAAGCAAAAAATCCGATAGATTTTATCGAAATGCTCCCAGATGTCAAAACTGGAAAACCATATCCGCTGGCAGATTTTCAAAAGTTTATTTTGAGTAGTCTGTATGGTTGGAGAAAGAAGTCTGATACATCTATCAGACGATTTAAAAAAGCCTTAATCAGCTTGGCCAGAAAGAACGGTAAGACAATCTTGGTTGCAGGTATTGCCTTGTATGAGTTTTTATTTGGTCGTAACCCTGCTATGAGTCGACAGTTATTCTGTACTGCGAATGACCGTTCACAAGCACGTATTGCTTATGACATGATCCGTAAGCAGTTGGATGCTTTGAGAAATCAAAATGCGGATATCAGAAAAGCTACGAAGATAGTCAGAGATGAACTCCGTAACTTGAACGATGAAAGCTATGTACGTGCATTGAGTCGTGAAACTGGTGCAGTCGATGGTTTTGAACCGTATGTCGGTATCTTGGATGAATTCGCAGCATCTAAAACAAATGAAATGATTGAGCTTCTCGAATCTGGTCAAGGTCAGTTAGACAATCCATTGATTTTGATTATCTCAACAGCTGGATTTGATTTAAACGTACCAATGCACACTATCGAGTATGCGTATATCGAAAAACTTCTCGATGAAGAAGTTGAGAACGACGAATACTTTGCCTTCATTGCTGAACAAGATGATGAAGAGGAAATCAAAGACGAAAAGAACTGGATAAAATCAAATCCAATTCTTGAAGTCAAAGTTCTACGTAAGAAGATGATGGACTACCTACGAAAACGTAGGAAGGTGGCACTTGAGACAGGAACAATAAATGAAATCCTAGTTAAAAACTACAACATGTGGAGACAATCATCGGAAGAATCTTACATGGATAAAGAAAGCTGGTCAAAAGCTAAGATTGAACCACCTGATACAAGAAAACGTAGAGTCTGGTTAGGAGTCGATGTTGGTAGATCTAGTGACTTATTTTCTATCTCTCCAATGGTCATGATGGATGATTATTGGTATGCAGATAGCTTTTCTTTTGTGGCCACTAAATATGGCTTGATTGCAAAAGAAAAAAGAGATGGTGTTTCTTATACCAACTTAGAAAGAGCTGGTGAGTGTGAGATAACCACGCTTGAAAGTGGTGTTATCGATGATGAGCGCGTGCTTGAAAAAATAGAAGAAATGGTCTATCAAAACGAGTGGAAGTTACAAGGTATTTTCTTTGACCCTTATCAATTCGGTTCACTATTGACTATGATAGAAAAGCGCCATCCAGAATGGCCACTAGTCCAGATACCACAAACCACCATGGTCTTGAACATGCCCACGAAACAGTTTCGTGATGATGTCCGACAAGGTAAAATCAAGCACAGTGGAAATCAGTTGCTAACAATGGCAATAAACAATGCATATACTAGAGTTGATAATAACGGTATGAGGATTGATAAAAACAAAAACAGTAATAAAATCGACCCTCTGGATGCTCTATTAGATGCGTATGCTGCTTGTTACTTAGAGCCATTCGATGGAAGCGGTTATTGGACTAATGAGAAAATCCTAGAAGGAGGTTCGCTATTTTGAAAATACTGGAACATATCCACACAATTTTGCTATTGATAGGCCTTGGATTTTTAATCTATGGCTTTTTCTTATTGAATCAAGTAGCAGGGTTCTTATGTAGTGGAGTGATTTTTATCATGTTAGCCTTGTATATCAGTAAAACAAGGGGGTGAATTAGAAAGGAGGTGAGAAAATAAATGACTTTTTTTCAATCTTTAGGTTCGTCAAAACTATCTTATGACGATTATGTCTCTTCAGTAATCTCTGGTAATTCAAGTCCTGAATATACTGGTATATCTGCTTTAAAGAACAGTGATGTCTTGACTGCAGTATCTATTATAGCTGGTGATGTTGCTCGTTTTCCATTATTGAAAAAGGATTTAATGGGGAACATTGAGCAAGATGAAGATATGAATTATCTACTGAATGTCAAAGCTACAAGTAATACATCAGCTAGACAATGGAAGTTTGCAATGACCGTCAATACTATCTTGACTGGTAATTCATTCTCTCGTATTCTACGTGATCCAATCAGTGGTAAGCCATTAGAATTTCAATTTTTTAAACCATCTGAGACAACTGTCGAAGAAACAAATGACCATGAATTGATTTACACTTTTCGTGACCGTCTGAGTGACAAGAAAATTGTATGTAAAGCAGAAGATGTTATTCATTGGAAATTCTTTAGTCACGATACCATTCTTGGTAGATCTCCATTACTTTCTCTTGGAAATGAAATCAGTTTGCAAGATGGCGGGTTGAATACCTTAATTAAGTTCTTTAGAGATGGTTTCTCAAGTGGAATTATCAAGCTTAAAGGCGCTCAATTAAATGGTGAAGCACGTAAAAAAGCCCGTATGGACTTTGAGAAAATGCGTGAAGGTTCAACTGGTGGCAGTCCTTTGGTGTTTGATGATACACAAGAATATACTCCACTTGAAATTGATACGAATGTTTTACAGTTGATTACATCTAATAACTTCTCGACTGCACAGATTGCTAAAGCTTTACGAGTTCCTAGTTTTAAATTAGGGGTTAATAGTCCCAATCAATCTGTTGCACAGTTGACTGAAGACTATGTAACTAACGACCTTCCATTCTACTTCGATGCAATCACAAGCGAACTTGCTTTGAAAGTGTTTAGTGATGAAGAGCGCAGGAAGTATCGTGTTGACTTCGACACTCGTAGCGTGACTGGTAGAAATGTAGATGAGATTGTAAAACTTGTAAACAATCAAATCTTAACACCAAACCAAGCCTTGATTGAACTTGGTAAGGAACGTTCTACTGATCCAAATATGGACCGTTACCAGTCAAGTTTGAACTATGTCTTCTTGGATAAGAAAGAAGAATATCAATCAATGAAAGGAGGTGAGACAAAGGATGCCAAAGAGAATCAAGATGAAAGGTCCACTAATTCCGAATAATAGCCAGGAAGCTTACGACTATTTTGGTTTGGAAGCGGTCAGTGCTAAAGCTATCACAGATTCTTTCCCAGAAGACAATAGCGATATCGTTTTGGAAGTTAATTCCAACGGTGGTCTTGTAACGGTTGGAAGTGAAATCTACACAGCTTTAAAAAGCTATCCAGGGAATGTGACTGTTGAAGTAACAGGAATGGCAGCAAGCGCTGCTAGTGTTGCAATCATGGGAGCTGATAGAGTGCTTATCAGTCCAACAGCACAGATTATGATTCACAAAGCGCTGTATAGTTATGTATCTGGTAATAGTGATGACTTAGATAAAGCTTCTAATGCGCTTAAATCTAGTGACCAAGCTATCGTGAATGCGTATGTTGCTAAGACTGGATCGAGTGAAGAAGAAATTCTGGATATGATGAAGAATGAAACCTTCATGTCAGCTAGTGAAGCAGTTGAAAAAGGCTTCGCGGATGAAGTGATGACCTTTGAAGATATTGGTGCAGTAGCGAGCCTAGAGAATGGATTGTTACCACAAGCAGTTATTGATGACTTCTACGCTAACCGTAGCAAGCGTAAGTCAGAAATCCAAAACATGCTACGAGAAATTGAAAAAGAAGAATTACTTAAAGGGCTATAAGCTCTTTTTTTAATACCGAAAAGGAGAATAAACAAAATATGTTTAAAGAAAAAATGAAAGAACTTCAAGCACAGATTGTAAATATCGGTGCTGAAATCGTTGCTAAAACAGAAGAATTGAAATCTGTTTTGAATACTGAAGATCTCGAAAAGGCTCGTGAAATCCGTGCTGAAATCGACAACTTGAAATCACAAAAAGAAGAAGTAGAAAACAACTTGAAGACTTATGAAATCGCAAAAGAAGGAGCTGGAATGGAAGCGACTATTGAAAAACATGAAGTAAAATCAGACGGTAAAACTTACCGTGATTCTGTAAATGAATGGGTACGTACTAAAGGTGCTGTTGCTGATTCAAACTTGAAACTTGAAGGAAAAAACCTTCTTATCCCTATGAATGAAGCAGTAAATCCAACACAAGATGGATTGAAGAAGGCTGAAACTGAAAAAGTAACTAGCAAAGAAATTGTTACTACTCCAATGCGTGAAGTTAAAACAGTTCTTGACCTTAAACAATTCACTACTATTCACAAAGCTGCTAAAGGTGAAGGTTCATATCCTATTCTTAAACATGCTACATCTAAGATGGCAAGCGTAGAAGAATTGGAAAAGAATCCGAAACTTGCTAAACCAGAATTCACAGATGTGCCTTGGAAGGTTAAAACTTATCGTGGCGCTATTCCACTTTCACAAGAAGCTATTGATGATGCAGATGTTGACCTTCTTGCAATCGTAGCTGAAGCAGCTAACCAAATCAAAGTTAACACTACAAACGATGCAATCGGTGGTGTTTTTAAAACATTTGAAGCTAAAAACGCAGCTGACTTGGATGCAATCAAAGCAATTTTGAATGTAGATCTTGACCCAGCTTACAACGTATCATTTGTAGTTACACAAAGTTTCTACCAAAAACTTGACACTTTGAAAGATAAGAACGGTCGCTACTTGCTTCAAGATTCTATCGTTTCTGCATCAGGTAAAGCCTTCCTTGGTCATCCAGTATTTGTAGTTGCTGACACAGTTCTTGGTGAAGCTGGTGAAGCTAAAGCCTTTATCGGTGATGTACAACGTGCTATACTCTTTGCTGACCGTCAAGAATTAGGTCTCCGCTGGACTGATAATGAAATCTACGGTCAATACTTGCAAGCAGTTGTGCGCTTTGATGTTAAGAAAGCGGATGCTAAAGCTGGTTACTTTGTAACTATGCCCTAATACTCCCCCAGTCAGTGGGGGTGTCTCACGGTCAGCTGTAACTTTAGCAGTACCAACCGCAAGTAGCACCAAAGCAGATATCATGTCTTATCTAGACAGCAAGGGAATTTCTTACTCAGCAACTCAAACCAAAGAGCAACTACTAGCCTTGATTGGAGGTTAGGGATATGGAAGCTAAAAAGAATGGTTTTCTTGAAGAAGTTAAGTTGTATTGTAAAATCGACTACGACTTCGAAGATGATTTACTGCTTGAGCTTATCGAGTCAGCAAAAGAGCAGATTTGTTTTGCAATCGATAATGACTTAAGCCCAGATGATTTAGTGGATTATGCTAAGTTCCGACTAGCTGTTAAAAAGCAAGTAAAAGAAGAGTACGAACATCGAGGGATGTCAGCAGATACCATGCGCTATCCATTGGCGAATGGAGTGCTGAATATCATCCATCAGCTTAGAACACGGAGGGAAAGTTAATGCGGACACGTAACATGAATGTTCGCATTACTTTTTTTCAAAGAATAGGCGGACAGAATGAAGATGGAGAAGTGTTAGACTTCGAAAAGAAGGACTTGTATACTTGCTGGGCAGAAGTTTCTAAAACATCTATCAAGGATTTTAGAGAAAGCGCAACTGTCACAAAAGCTGGTGGACTGGTAGAGCACAAAGACACTAAAACATTCTTAATTCGTCATCTTCCAAAACTTCCTTTTGACAATTCTTGTTATGTAGATTTTGGTGGAAATGAATATCAAATCATTGCTATCGAACGTGATCATGCAAACAAGGAAATTGACTTAATTAAGGGAGTGATGTTGTCGTGACGAAAGGATTAGACCTTTGCCTAAACAACCTTACTAAATTGGAGGTTAAAGCGCCTAAAGTAGCTCGTGAAGCAGTCACAATGGTTGCTGAAGAGTTCGAGAAAGAACTTGGAATAAATACTCCAGTTTCTGATGAACCTACACAAACTAGATTAAAGGTTGATATAAAAATCAGTAATTTCAAGGGTGGCGGTGGTGCTCCTTCAAAGGATATTGGTTTTGGTCGTACTACTGGTTGGCGTGCTAGATACCCGAATAGCGGTACAATCTATCAAAAAGCACAGGACTTCGAGGAAAAGACTATTAATGCAGTTACTCCTCGTGCTAAAAGAATATATGAACAAAAAATAAAGGAGGTGCTAAAATAAATGATTGCTGAAACTGAAGCATACAAACTTTTGGTAGCAGATGATAAGTTAAATCAACTGTTTAATGAGTTTAGGGGAAAAAAATTTCCAGGTTATAAGCAAGGTATTTTTACTTATGATATTCCTGAAAAACCTACAAACTTAAAACAAAAAGAACTTGCTCCGTTTGCAAGAATTTATTTAACTTACGAAGCACCTCACAAGTATGCAGATGATGAAATCATCTCAATGGAACAACGTATCACAATCAACTTTTGGTGTAAGAATGCAAAGCAAGCTGACCAAATCGCTAAAAGAATGGATACAATCTTAGAAAGTAGTGGATTTGAACGCTACACAGCAAATGAGAAACCTCGATACATGGATGACGATATTGGACTATTAATGAATGTCCGAAAATATCGTCTTTTTGATTGGAGCGATCTCGAAGAAATGAAAGGAAAATAAATAAATGTCTAAAGTTAAATTTGGTTTACGTGGTTTTGAATATGGGGTTTTGAATGATAAAAACCTTGTGCCAGGGGATACTAAAAAAATCCCTGGTTTGAAATCAGCAAAATTGGATATCACAAATGAATTGAACACTATCACAGCAGATGATGGACCATACGTAGTATTGTCTTCTGGTATCACTGGAACAACTCTTGAAGTATCATGGCTTGATTTAGGAAGCGATGCACGTAAGGATTTCTACGGTATCACTGTTGAAAATGGTGTTGAAAAATACAATAAGAAGATGACTCCAAACGATATCGCTTGCTTGTTCCGCACAACTGGTGACGACGGTAAAGGTATCTGGGTTGGTCTTCTTAAAGGTAAGTTCTCACTTCCAGGTATGGATTTGGAAACTAAAGACGGTTCACCAGAACCTAAGAACGATACTGTATCTGGTAGCTTTGTAGCTCGTGGAGATGATGATGAAGGTCTTGTAATTGTAGTTGGTCGTGAAGATAACCCACAATTCCAAGAAACTGAATTCCGTAAACTCGTTTTCCCAAAGTCTTAAGCGGTGCTAGTTCTGAACGAACAGTAACCGCTGTACCAGGCGCAGCAAGACAAGATGCATAAGAATAGGCTTGGTTATTCCAAGCCTTTATTTTTTAAAGGAGTTAATAATGTTTGAAATTAAATTTAAAAAAGCAGGTGTGTTGAAAGAATTTTCAAAAGACTACGTAAACGTAGAAGATAACCTGTTGGCTTTGGAACACCAGGTTCGACAAACCTCATTGTACGAAAACAAGGAAGATTTGCTAAACCCTGCTAAACATCGTGAGTTGAATGAAGCATATCTTGAAATGTTTGTGAAAATGTACGGTGAGCAATTCGATGCAGAAGATTTGAAGAGTGCAAGTGTTGAAACACTTGAAACATTGAATGATCTATATCTTGCAGCACTCGGTGGAAAACAAGAAGAGAAAGAGACCACCAAAGGAAAAAAGAAGAAAAAGGGTTAAGCCCTAAAGAAGCTCAAAATAATTTATTAGTTTGGGTTCAATCATTAATGAGTCAAGGATATACAATCCATGATATTAAAAGAATGCGCTTATCAGATTTTGATTTGATGGTGCAGGCTTTAGAAACAAAAGAAAGCCAAGAGGAAGAAGAAACAACCCTTGACAAGGCCTTCCCATTCCTTTTTGGATAGAAAGGAGAATGAATGGCAAGTAATATTGGTGAATTAGTCGCCACTGCAACCTTAGATGTCGCTCCTTTTCAGTCGAATGTCGGGAGGTTGAAAACCTATTTAAAAGGTGTCGATAATTCCCTAAAAGCGATGGAAAATAATTTTAAAGGCGCTGGTAATAATATCAGCAACTTAAAAGGACTTTTATCGCAAACTGGTTCAGCTCTTAGCTCGTACCAAAAAGTATTGAGTTCACAGAGTGAACGATACAACCAATTAAAAGCTAGTATAGGTGATGTTTCAACTGCCACTGCTGAACAAAAGCAGAAGTTAGTTGAAGCAAGTGCTAGTATGACAGCTACTGCTGCTAAAGTAGCTGAATTGCAAAACCGTTATCAACAGTTAGCTAGTTCTATGAAACAAGCTTATATCGATGATAGTGCCTTCACTAAGTTTGGTAGAGGTGCTCAAGAAGTCGGTAATAAAATCAGTCAAGCGGGTCAAACCATATCTGGTTTCGGTTCTGCTTTAACTCGTGGTGTTACTGCTCCGATTGTGGCAGGAGCTGGTCTTGTAGTGAAAGCTGCAATCGATTATGAGTCAGCTTTTGCGGGTGTTAAGAAAACAGTTGACGAAACCGCAACGGTATCTTATCAAAAGCTATCAGATGGCATCCGTCAAATGGCTAAAGAATTGCCAGCAAGTGCGGTTGAAATTGCAAACGTAGCAGAAGTTGCAGGTCAGTTAGGTATTAAGACAGAAGATATTCTCTCATTCTCTCGTACTATGATTGATATGGGAGAGTCAACCAACTTGAGTGCAGAAGAAGCTGCAACAGCAATCGCAAAAATCGCCAATATCATGGGGTTGACATCGGATGAATACTCTAAATTTGGTGCAGCCGTTGTAGATCTTGGTAACAACTTTGCAACCACTGAAAAAGATATTGTAATGATGGCCAACCGTTTAGCAGCGGGTGGTAAACTTGCTGGACTAACTGCACCAGAAATCTTAGGTCTTGCTACTGCTATGAGTAGTGTAGGTATTGAAGCAGAAGCGGGTGGTACTGCTATGACTCAAACACTTACAGCAATCGGTAATGCAGTTGCATTGACTACTAAGGATTCAGCAGACGACCTAGCATTGATTGCTAAAGTTGCAGGAACAACATCGGAAGAATTCCAACAAGCATGGAAAGAAAAGCCTGCTGAAGCTTTACAATCATTTATTAAGGGCCTAAACACAGCGCATGAAAAAGGTGCAAATGTGGATGCTATCTTGATGAAACTAGGTATGACAGGGGTTAGACAAGGGAACATGCTTAAATCTCTTGCTCTATCATCAGATAAAATGAGCGCAGCAGTACAGCGTTCTAACCAAGCGTGGAAAGAAAACACTGCCTTAACCAATGAAGCGAATAAACGTTATGAGACCACTGAGTCTCAATTAAAGATGTTTAGAAATCAAATCACTGACTTGGCTATTGAGTTTGGTGGGCCTCTAATCAAGGCTCTTAGAAGTGGTCTTGATGCAGTAAAACCATGGCTAAACAATCTTGCTGATTTAGCAAAAAAATTCAGTTCATTATCAACAGAACAACAACAGAATATCATTAAGTGGGGATTGATGGCAGCTGCTTTAGGTCCTGCTTTGAAGTTGTTAGGTGGTGGTGTATCTGTCATTGGTGGTTTTGTAAAAGCTATTGGTGGTCTTTCGAAAGGTATTGGTTTTTTAAGTGGATCAGTTAAATACCTTGCAAATATTCCAGCTGGTTTAAATGCATTGGCTGGTTCAGCTGGTGCTGCTGAAACAGCTATGGCAGGCATGTCAACTAGTGCTGGTTCTATGACTGGTGCTATTGGTGCGCTTGCAAATCCTTTAGGATTGATAGTTGGTAGCATTGGCTTAGTAACAGCAGGTCTTGTCTATCTTGGAAACGAGAAAGATAAAGCAAGAATCAAGACAGAAGAGTTTGGTTCACAATTAAGTAGCACTGCACAAGGCGAGTTGAGAAACTTCCAAAAGACAGTTGATGAAACAAGCACAGCAGTTGCGAACTTTGGAACACACGCTGGAGATGTTGAGAAAGTTTCAGGAGCTTTTAAAAAGCTTTATGAAGATATCCAAGCAGCAGCAGACCAAAGCAACAAACGAATGGAAGAGCTTGGTAATAAATGGGGCTTGAGTGAAGAGCAAATCGCTAAAGCTAAAGATAGAAATGGTCAAGTTGTTTCAAATACAGAAGCAATGATGGATCAAATCAATGAAATTTATGCGCGCCATAATGGTGATGCTAGTAAGTTTTCTCAAGAAGAAAAAGAAATCATCTTAAATAACCAAAATGAGATGATTAAAGCTAAACTTTCCATGATGAACTTATCTGCTGATCAACAAAAAGCAGCATTACAAGCTTTAAATGGAGATATTGTAAGTCTGAACGAAACTCAATTAAAACATACTAAAGATGTTTTAAAACAAGCCATGGATGAAGAAAAGAAACTCTACGAAACATCCAAGAGCGAGTTGAAAGAGTTGCTAGACGGTAAAGCTATTGACCAAGAGACTTATAACAAGAAAATACAAGAACTCGAATCAAACCATACACAAACTATGGAAGCTTTGGGTAGTAAGTATTATCAAGTTATGAAGAACCTGGACGAAAAAGTTAAGTCCAGAACTGGTCAAAGTTGGAACTACTGGGAAGAAGCTAAAAAAGTCCTAGAAGAGTACGGCTTATCTTATGAAGAAATCGGACAAAAAGCAGCGGCAGCATCCGAAAAAGCTGGGAACTCTCATAGTATTCTCGCTAAATATACTAGTGAGATGAGTAAGGAAGTCAAAGAAGCCAATGATGCGTGGTCATTGTTAGTTGGAAATATCGATAAAAACGGTAATTTCCAAGTCAAGTCAAACGTTAAAGAAGTTATTGGAGAAGCTGCTAAATCTGCAGAAGGTTGGGAACAATTACAGTTCATTGCTAAAACTGCTGATATCAATTCAAATGCTCGTGTAACCATTGCTGAAGCACTTGTTGAATCAGGCAAGTGGAAAGAGATGAGCCTTGAAGAAAAACAAGTCATCGTTAATAATCAAGCAGGATTACAAGCTATCTTTGATAGCGAGAAAAACCTCAAGATTTGGAATGACATGCCAGCTGAAGTCAAAGAACTTCTTTTGAAGAACAATGACATCATGAGCAAGGCAGATGAAGCAACAAAAGCTCTCACAAACTATGAAGCACTTACTCCAAAACAAAAAGAATTGCTTGCAACAGATGATAAGTTCAGAGATGCAGTGGCTCGTTCTACTGAAACGTTAACTACTTGGAATGCTCTCACACCATTCACAAAAGACTTACAAGTAAACCCTGGGAACGTTCTATACAATGGTCAGTTGTCGATTGATAAGATTGGGGAATGGAATTTAGCACCAGCTCTAACCAAGTCATTAACTGCAGCAGATGACACTGGTGCTGCAGTTAGTAGTGCAATCCTTAGTGTAAATTCTCCTAAACAAGAAGCGCCAATCGGCATTTTTGCCAATGATAATACAGCAGGAGAATCACAATCAGCAAGTTTGAGCGTAAACTCTCCTTATCAATTTAAACCAATTGATATTAATGCTATCAACAGAACGCAAGGAGAAGCTAACTCTGCAGAATATGCAGTAAATGCAGTTAGACAAAACGGACCAATCGATATTAACGCAAGAGACAGAACAAGTAGTGCGATCAATAGCGTATGGTCAGGTTTAGCTTCTTTGCCAGCTTTTAAGTTTATTGATATTATCACACGACATTTTACTGAACGACACGCAAAAGGTACGGATAATCACCCAGGAGGTCTTGCAACAGTCAATGACCAACGAGGTACGCTCTATAAAGAGTTGGTAACATTACCAGACGGTACTTCCTTCATTCCAGAAGGGCGTAACGTAGTCTTACCACTTCCTCCAGGTTCTAAAGTCATGCGAGCTGGTAAAACTCGTAGCTTGATGAATAGTTTAGGTATTCCAAACTATGAAAAAGGAATTGGTTTTGAAGATACAAAAATATCACATCTAAGCAGACGAATTCAAAGTGTCAACGTTCGAAACAGTCAACGTGGGTATCAGAACACAGCTTATTCTGTCGATAGTGGCAATGGTCAAGCAGTTGTATCTGAATTGGTTAGCTTGAAAGAAAGCGTAGAAAACTTGCTTGGTAGATTGCTTGATAAAGATTTCAATACTTACTTAGACGGTCAAGTTATTGCAGAAAATTCTTATCAATACCAAGGACATATCATGAGAAGGGAGGGGATTTAATGTCAAATTATTTAAAAGTCAATGATTTTACAACAACTGGTTTAAGGAATTGTGTAGTCGTGGACTTTGGAACAATCCGTTCTGCCATTCCTCGTTTCTCTGAACAAACTAAACCATACGGTATGAATGGTAGTTACAATCAAGAAGATGGCGCTTTTGAAGACTATGAAAGAACTATTCGTATCTTCTTTGAGCGTTTTTCTGATTTAGCAACCTTGATAGAGAAATTCAAAGCAGTAGGAAACAAACTAGAATTCAGCTATCAACCCGATTCAGTTTTCTATGCTGATTTGCTAGATACTGAAATCACTCCAAAAGGGATGTATGGTTGGGAATTGGCAATCAAGTTAGATATGCAACCGTTCAGATATCAAAAGAATAGCGAACCTGTTGTATTAACCAGTCAAGGTACAATCACAAACCTTTGTAGTGTGTATTCTGAACCAGTCATTGAGATTGAGGGTAGCGGTGATGTATCACTTACGATTGGTCGGAAAACCATGTATCTGACAATCAATACCAAAGCTACAATCGATTGTAGACAAGGGAAGCAGAATATTTACAATGCAACTGGAGCAATACAGAACACTCTAAGAAAGCGTGGTGGGTTCTTTGAAATCCCTGTTGGTAGTAACGGTGTGACCTATACAGGTGATGTGCGTAAGGTGACTATTCGTCCGAACTGGAGGTATCTAGTATGATTTATTTAACAGAAGGGAATATACCTCTTAATGCTGCTTATGATGATGAAATCGTACAAGAAGCCAATAGCACCTACCAATTAACGTTTAAATTCCCTACAAATAACATCCTATGGCAAAGGCTGAGAGAAGAAACATTCTTGATTGCTGATGATCTACACGGTGAGCAAGATTTTGTGATTTTTGAAGTCGAGAAAAAGCATGGATATATTCAAGTCTATGCTAACCAAGTCATGACGATGTTAAATCACTACGTTGTCAATCCAATGTCTTTAGATAGACAGACTGGTTCAACTGCATTAAGTCAATTTGCTGGGAGTATCACTCGTGAGAATCCATTCTCATTCTTTTCGGATATCGAAGATAAACACACATTTAATATCGATAGTAAGAATGCCATGGAAGCATTTACCAAAGATAAACACTCTATCCTTGGTTTGTGGGGTGGCGATTTAGTCAGACATGGCTATCAGGTACGATTATTAAAAAATGGCGGTTCAGAGAATGAATCGCTTTTTATGTATAAGAAAAACTTGTCTAGCTATGAGCATAAGACATCTACTAAGTCTTTAAAGACTCGCATCACGTTCATCACAACTGTCCGTGGTGAAGGAGAAAATCCAGTCGATAAGCACTACAAGGTTGTGGTTGATAGTCCACTAATTAATAAATACAGTCAGATTTACGAGGATGTTGTAGAAGTTAATGATCAAGATGTCAAGGATGAAGCAAGCCTTAGAGAATACGGTAAGCAGTATTTCAGAACAACCTTGTGCGATATGCTCGAAGATAGCCTTGAGATTGATGTTGTTGGTAGAAGTGATGTGCCCGTCCAGATGTTCGATGTGGTAGGTATCTACCATGAAACATTCGATTTGGACGTAAGGAAGAAAATCACTAAATACACCTACTCCCCAATGGCTAAAAAATTGAAATCTATCGGTTTTGGTCAGTTTCAATCAGGTCTAGCAAGTGCAATCGGTAATGTAGTTAGTGATGCCTTTAAAAGCGAAAATCAGCATTTTCAAAGTAATTTTGAAAGACAACTGGCAAGAGAGCTTAAAAACGCTAACCTTGCTTTTGATCGCAAAAAAGAAGAACTAACCAATCAATTCACAGACGAAGTGAACGCCATCAAAGCCAAAGCAGAAGAAAATAAGCGAGCTTTGTCTGATGAAATCAATCAAAAGTTCCACGATTTCAGTCCAGAAGGATTTGAAGAAGCAAAAGCAAAAGCAGAAGAAGCTTTGAGAAAAGCTGGAGCAAGTGAAGATTTAGCGAAAGAAGCGAAGTTAATTGCTAATAACGGCATACAAAGCTTAAACGAAGTCAGAGATATAGCAACAAATAATATCGTCTATTTAGCTGAGTATAAAGAACAAGTAAACGGACGATTTGCGAATCTATCTAGTCAAGTTGCTGGCAAGGTCAACGAAGTAGACTTCCAACGTGTGAGAGAAACGGCTCAACTCTATGAGCGCATTTTAGGAAGTTCAGAGAGTGATATTTCGAGAAATGCTTCACGCTTAGTCATGAGCGATCAAGTATTCCAGACTGAGGTTGGAAAGTATGTAACAGACGATAACAACTTGATTGTCAATTCATTGACTATGTCAACAAACACACTTGTCAATGCTTCAAGACAAGGTGTTGAGGTCTTTGTTAATGATGGAGTATTTACAATCAAAGCCCAAGGGTTAACAAGTTATAATTTTAGCGGTTTTACCTTGCCTATTTATGTAAAGAAAATTTATAATGGTGAAACTTATACGCTAGGGTTTAAGTACCGCATTAGGGAATATCCAGATGTATCCTTTGCGTTTAATGTCAAAAACCACGGGTTAAACAAAACCTTAACTTGGGCTAACATCGGAGAGAATAGACCGCCTTTAGATGAATGGCACGAGTTTCAAAAGACTTTTACCATGCAAGAAGATTTCGCTTTTGGAGAAGATGCAAACTATCCGTTTTATATCTTCCTCGCTAAGAATGGTTGGGTTGAGTTCAAAGAACCTATTCTTGTCAGAGGTAGCAGAACAGGAACATACAAACCTAGCCAATTTGACGATGCTTACAAACAGACAAAAGAAGCTAAAGGACTTGCTACAGATGCACAGACAAGAGCGATTCAGATTGCTCAAGGTTTGGATGCGACACGAACACAAGTCACACAGCTCGCTGGTTCATACGCTATTCAAAATTTGAACAGTGCAGGTGACATCATCAACGGTATCAATGTAGCAGCAAATGGTAACAACCGCATTATTGGTAAAGCTACTCACATCACAGGTGACACTTTGATTGACAATGCAGTTATTAAGTCGGCAATGATTGATAAGCTGAAGACCGCTAACTTTGAAGCTGGTTCGGTCACTACTACTATCTTAGGAGCTGAAGCAGTCACAGCTGAAAAGGTTAAATTTGATACAGCGTTTATTCAGAAACTAGTTTCACAACAAGCATTTATTGATGAGTTGTTCGCTAAACAAGCGACCATCACTAGAATTCAGTCGATTGATTTTACTGGTAACAATATTAAAGGTGGTAAAATTTCATCTCTAAACGGCGTTACAGATTTTGATTTACAGACAGGTTGGATTGAGATGAACAAGGAAGCAGTCGGAATTAGGAATAGATTTCCTGACAGACCTACGCAATTCCTTATTTTCGGTAAAGGTATACTAAACGGAGTTCCTGGCGCATATACTCAATTAATGAGCAACCGAAACGGTGTCACTGGTATCGAGCATACGTCCGCTGGTATTCAAATCTGGAACGGTAGAGAAGGTAGCAATGTCCAAACGGCTATTACATTTTATGGTAAGTCAATGGACTTTATGCCAAATTCACAAGGCGGAGGAATACAGATCAATACAGAAACAAGAGATATTATAATTCGTGGGCGTTCTTTGGTTCAATTATTTGATTATATAGATAAAAATTTCGCAGGGATTGAAGCTCATTTTAAACGCAACAATCTAGGATCGCCCGGACGTTATGGCATCAAGATTTAGAAAGGTAGAACATGAACACAACAGATAAAGTTATTAACGACTTAGTAATTCAATTCGCTAACAAAACGCTTGAATGCGCAAACTACAAAGCACTTTACGAAGATGCACAAACGCAACTTCAACAACTGCAAGCAGAAAAAACAGAAGAAAAAGAGGAAGCATAATATATGACATTCAAAGTAGTAAATAAATACTTACAAGAAAACAATCGTACATTCGTAGCTATTCGTCAAGAAGCACCATATACAGCTTTCGACCGTGTACTAATCGGTGACCGTGTGAACGAAACAGACGAGGTTCTTATCCAAGAGGTACTCGGTCAAGTGTCTACTGAGCTAAACCCAGCAGATGGCGTGAAGAAACTTCAAGAAGACTTGCAAACACAAGCTGAAAGTTATGAGCAAAAACTTGCTGAGAAAGACGCTAAGATTGCGGAAGTGAAAGCAGTGGCAGATTGGGCGGTATTGGCTCGTGTTACTGATACGGATAACCCGCTAAATCCAACAGTTTTCAAGCGTGGTCTTGAATTGGTTGATCTCGGTAAAACTGGCAAGACTTACCAATCACAAGAAATTTTCACGCTTGAAAATCCTAATCACGTTGAAAAATATCAAGAAGGTAAACGTGTTATGGTTCAAGTCAATGAAGCGTTCACTTATCAAGGACAAACACTTGAAGAACTCGCAAGCCTTGAGCAAAACGGTAAGCTTGGTATTTGGAAGTGGACAGAGCCTAAACCATCTAACGATCTAGAAACTCAACCCGTTCAATAGTCATCCAATTTAGAAAGAGGGTGGTTAGATTGGACTTTCTAACGTTAATAGATAAAATTACGCCCATTTTAGTGGTCATTATCCCAAGCTACTTTTCATTAAAAAGCACTCAGAACACTAAAGAAACTGAAAAGAAAATTGGCACTCTTTCTGATAAAATTGAAGACCTTGAGAAGTCAACTTCAGAAATTGCTAAAATTGGAAAAGAAAATAATGAGAATTTGACACTAATTGGGAAAGGTTTACAAAGACTGCAGCGTTTTCGATTGCAAGAAAATTTAAAAAAGGCAATTAAACGTGGCTTCACCAATCAGCACGAAATCGAAGAACTTTCTAAACTTTATGAAAGTTACGTTGAATTAGGCGGTAATGGTGCGGTCAAAGTACTGTTTGAGAAATTTCTCGAACTAGAAATCAAGGAAGAACAACAATGAATAAAATTAACTGGAAACTACGTTTACAAAATAAAGTCACACTTATTGCACTTTTGGGAGCAGTATTCCTTATGGCTCAACAATTCGGATTTGAAATTCCACAAAACTATCAAGACGGTGTGAACACATTCGTTTACATTCTTGTGTTGCTCGGTGTGGTTACTGATCCAACAACTGCTGGCATCACAGATAGCGACAGAGCGCTTGAATATCACGAACCAAGTGAAGATTAAACAATTGGAGAACCCTTTTGGGTTCTCTTTCTTTATTAAAGGAAAGGAGGTAGCGCTTGAAAAAGG